CTTCATGCTGCCAGTCGGTAGATCCGCCTTTGCGACGTTGCTTAAACTTTTCAACTTCACCCTTATCGTCCAACTTCATTTGAACGGCCGCCGCAGTAATAGGGCGAGGTGCAGAGTACGGCGCTGCTTGATAAGCGCCAGGAATAGGAGCAGGAGTTACAGCTGCTCTCTTTGGGTTACGAGGAGCGCTCGCGGTGATACGACGAGACCTAGAGGCAGGACGGTTGTTAGTGTTGTCGTCCTTAGAGAAAAGTGCCACTCTAAATTACTCCTCGTCGTTGGTTAACGGAGTGCATGAACTATGAGTCCAGGCGCGCAGTTATGAGTCCAGCTAAAGCGGACAGGGCAAATATACACCCGATTAGGATAGTCATACTTGGAAAAAATGCATATGAGAACACAACTGGGAGCGCAACCCATAAAGAGATGCACCATGGGCAGGTTACGAGATATGCTAGGTGGGAGCCTGCTTTTGTCTTGTCCCAGACGAAGGCGCGGACTGGTACAAAGATCTCGTCAATAGTGATTAGGCGTGTAACGCGATAGACGAAGAGCCCGAGGATAATCACGTGCGCAACGGGCATGCGTTCAATCATGTATGTGTCTAGGTTCATTCGGTTGGGTCCTTTACTGAGTCCATGGTTTTATAAGGGCTCCAAGATCTCAATCTGCTGCCGCAAGTTGAGCAACCTGAAGTCTTACGAAACGCTATGATTTTCCCTGACTCTGTTAGTGCCTGGGAATCCTGTGTTTTATCGCCAGACCAGTTTAAGCTGGCTAAGCGCTCGGAGAAGATAAGTCGCGGTCCCGAGTGATGGTCACCTGCAACCATAATGATATTAGTTCCATCGTCATTGGTCATAATCACAACGCGGACGCGCTCGAGGTACTTGTTGCCGTTAGGTATATCTGCAAGGTTTGTCGTCACGGTCGTGAAATCCTCAACGACGCCGGGAGCGATGGCAACGAGAGTTGCAGGGAAGAAATCGTGTTTTACCTTCATTGTGAGTTGGCCCTGTCTACTCGACGTTTCATCGCGCGATAGGTAACTCCTGAAGCACGGGCTAGCTCAGATACGGTAACACCTTTTAGATAAAGTTCTCCAGCGATGACAGTTAGCTGGGTATTCGCGGTGAAAGAAGCAGACCCTGGATTTGTGCGGGCGCGATAGCGTCGCGCTAGCGGTGATAATCTTGCAATTTGAAGTTGCTGATCTACAGGAATCCCAGGTGACGGTGGACGTTTACGTCTCGACTTTGGTTTAGGCTTTGGAGGCGTTGGGGTCGCGGTGACGAATTCGCACTCAGGCGTATCCTTGATAACCCAGCTGCGGATTGTTGAGCGACGGCGTGGAGGGTCAAACGCGTCGGCAATGGACTGAAGGGTCCAGCCTATATCATTGAGGTCTTTTACCCGTCGCCATAGTTGCTCCTTGGAGAGGGAGGCTAGGAATAAGGCCTCGCTCTTTGGGAGGTCGGGTGTATGCGCCATGAGAATACTGTATCACCTTCGAGGACAAATGTGTACAAAAAGCGCTTATAGTATTGTGTACAAACGGAGCAGAAACAGTACCTTTTGGTTAAAATGGCTTGGAGGTGAGAATGGGATTCGTATAGGTGGAGACACTTTCAAAAACGTCTCCAACTATTTTTTCATTTTACGAGCGAGAAATAATCTCAGAAGAAAATATTTATTTTTTATTTGTTGTAATGCAAAAGAAGACTGGCTAGTACGTTAGTACCAACCAGTCTTCCTTTTTTGTTTAAGTTTTATAGAACTACTTGTACGTTGTGATCTCCTTCAAAGATCTTAGTCAATGTTGTAGCATCAACAGACCCAGTTTCTTCTAAGCCTTTGCTTGCTTGAAACTTTTTAATAGCAGCTACAGTCTCATCACCTAGCCAACCATCCTTGTCAGCGTCAGCGTCCTTGAAACCAAGTTCAATGAGACGACGTTGTAGGTGGTGTACAGATAGAGACTTACGAGCATATACATTTTTGTAAATGCAATTTGCTAGGAGGACCTCATCGACGCCATTGCCACTGACAGACTGGTTAGCCTTAGGCGTGTGTGCCTTAGGCTCCTCAACATGTACAGGTTCAGGCACAACCTCAGGGATTACCTCAGGCTCAGGTGCAGGTGTAGGTTCAACGATAACCTCAGGCTCAACGATAGCAGGCGCCTCAACTACAGGTGCCTCATCGACAGCCGCAGGCTCGATGTGTTCAGTATTTAATTCGTCCATGGTGTAATAGTATTCCTATCCTAGGACTTTGACTTTGTTGGGAAGGCAGTGTACCACTTGGTCACTGCAGGCTCGATAGCATCACCATCGTAGGCATTAGCGCCTAGTCCCCATGAGCCCCAGTCCTTGCCACCCGCTGTCATGTAGTAGGCAGCCTTAGCATTTGCTACAGGGTCTAATAGGTCGCTAGTCTTAGCGATACCAATCTTGTCCTGGAACTTAGCTAATCGGTCAATGCCTAAGCTACCAATCATGTTGATTTGGAATAGGCCGTATGAGTTGTCGCCAGTGTTGGCGTTCTTGTTGTGAGCAATAGGTCGCCCACGAGACTCACGCATGACAACGGACCATGCTGTCTTTAAGGCATGACCCTCAAAGCCAACAGCCGCTAACAGCTCTACGAGCTCATGCTGAGTTAATTGCTTCGCACCCTCTAGTAATACCAGTGGGTTTGTTTGCTCAATCTGTTTGATGTGAGCTGGTACCTCTGTAATGATTGGACTTGACGCAGCATTGCTTGACAGCATTGATACTGAGAAGAGTCCAATTGTTATTGCCGTAATATAGGCTACGGTCGACATTGCAATTCCACGTAGTGTAAGCAACGCTAGTTCGCCTCCTTAGGTCGGGGATGGGACAACCCAGTGCTGACTGCTCACTGAGCTTCTTGCTACCGATACGCTCCTCAAGCTTTCGCTTGTCCTCTACCGCTTGCGTATGGCCGGAGATAAGAAGGGATGACATAGTCGTATCCTTTCGTCTCTCCGTAATTGGTTTTATTGCTAGGCGTAACTATACCACGCCAAAAGCAAAACAGGCACCCTTGGGTGCCTATTCGCCAGACTTTTCTAAGTTCTTTTCTATCTTCCTGATTAGAGGACGAAACAGAATGCTAAGTCCATACTTAGCGAACTCCAGTTCAGACTCTGCGTTAGCTCTTTTCTTAGCTCTACGAGTAGAGTGCTGAATGGCAGTGATGACTGGACTGTCATGTACTATTCCATATAGTGGCATTGTCACCACCTCCTTTCCTCTTGATGGCTTAATTATATCGCCATTTTCAGGAAAAGTAAACCCCTCCCCAGGGCGAACCCAGGGAGGGATTACGTTTAGACCGTCTGAGCTAGGCATGCCCATGCCACGGCTGATAACCCTAGGGCTAGGACCAAAGTGCCTCTATCCGGGGATAGAAGGCTCACGAGGACGGCAATGAAGGATAAGGCAGCCGAGATAACAGCTGGCCAGATGAGGCTTTGTAGCCTCAGCATGAGTCTATCCAGCATTACTTAGTCTTTCGGGTCTTGCCCTTGAGTCGATCTGACGTATTGCGGATGTCTGTACCAGACTCAGCGATGAGCTTGCGAGCCTTGCCGTAGGTAATACCTAGTGCCTGAGCTACCTCGTCTACAGACTTTCCGTCTGAGTAGAGCTGGGCTGCCTGGTTTGGAGTTACTGTTGATGTTGTCATTGCTTTCCTTTCGTAGGTTTACTTTTGAGCAAAAACGCGACTGCTCAAGATTTTGTGCCCTTTTGGGGCTTTGGTGGAGTTTTTCCATGGGTATCGCAAAGAGCTCTGCCACCCCACGGTCCACGAGGTTTGACGTTATTGTCGCAGTCACTTCCATAGCCAGCTGCATCACACTTGATCTTTGAACCTCGAGTGAAGTTGTTGACGAGTGAGACGATTGCCCGCTTGATTACAGAGTCGTTAACTACGAATCCATTTTCACCATGACAAGACCAGCAGAGATACTCGTTCCTACGATGTGACGGATCTCTGACAGCGTTGTCAGCTCCACACTTGTCGCAGGGAGTAGCTCTCTTTATTAGTCTTGTTTTATCTCTGTAATGCTCAGCACAGAGAAGGCTGTCGTTTAGTTCATAAACAAGTGCGTGTTCCTGACACACCGAGCACGCGCCATAGACATAGTTGTGTTCTCTTTGGTTTGTGCCTTGCGTCATTATTCCTCCGTATTTGTCGTTGGTAGAACTATAATCCTTTTTCCTGTACTTGTACACTTACTTTCTAGGTTGAACTACTCCAAGAAGAGCTACCTGCTTGTGGGCAGCCGCAAGGTTGAAGAAGCGCTCTGCACGGTCATCGTAGACAGCAGAGATGAGCATTGAAGGAGTGACGAAGGCAACTACGCCTGTGACCATTGCTAGGAATCCTACCAATGTAGGTGATGTTGCGAAGATGCCAATCATGGCAATCGTCCATAGACCCGCAATTACTTTGAGCGTGAATGAGACTCGGCGAGCTTGGAATCCTTTACGGCGATACTCTTTTACTGTTGACATGTTCTTGTCCTTTCGTCATTGGGTTGTACAAGATAATTATAACAGGTAAATCAGGAAGATGTCGCTATTAGCGGCGAGCTTTCTTCATGCGACGCTCTTTCTTAGTTGTATCGATGATTAATGGAGCTGCGATAAGTAGAATTGCTGAGAAGTAGATTATGAATGCTGTTGTCTGTGTCATTTTGTATTGCCTTTCGTCGTTGGGTTGTTGGAATAATTATATCAGGTAGATCGGGAAGATGTACAGGTTATCCTAAG